GTGAGTTTAAAGTTTTTTCTAGTCATTGCAAAGGTAGAAGAACAAATAATCGTTCTATAGATTCTGATGAATGCTCTATATATGTAAGAAAAATGGTAAATAATGGTTATTTCTGCATAGCAAATATAACCATATCTGAGGAATATCGAGGAAAAGGTATTTTAAAAAAATGGCTTTTGCATATCGAAGATTTTAATACAGAATTTAATGGAATCGAAGTTGAAAATATTTTTAATGATCAATTGTTAATTTGTTTATTAAAATTAGGATTCACTAAGAAAAATGATGATTTCCCATTTACGGTAGAAAAACCAATATTAAAAAAAATTATATAATTTAAAAAAAACACTAATTTCTTTATATAGAGAAACTAATGTTTTTTTACATTATGTAGATGTATGATTACTACTACCTGAAACAATAGTACCTGAAAATGAAGCACCATCACTAGTCCCACCTTGTACAGCATCACCTAATCTAGCTATTGCAGGCCCACCTATACCTAAGCTTATTTTACTTGAATCTATATCAACTTTATTCGCTTTTATTTTGGCATTTACACATTCTAAACTAGCATCACCACTTGCGTTTACATCAATATTAACACATTTTAAATTAGTATCACCAGTTGTTTCAATATTAGCATCACCATCAACATTCACATTCATATCATTAACGGCTACTATATTAAATTTACCATCTTTATCAAAATTTACTTTAGTTCCAGTTTTATGAGTAATTATGATCTTTTCATCACCTCCAACATCCGAAAATTCTACAGTATGTCCACTAGGTGTTTCCAAATATTGAACATTGGCATAATTTTCTTGAACAACTTTGTTTATATCAGATTCACCATCAGTAACACCTATTACAGTTCCTGTAACAATTGGTCTGTCAATATCACCACCCTCAAATTGGACATAAACCCACGTATCTATTTGTAGTATGCTAGAAACGCCCACACCACGTATAAGCCCAAAGGATGTACTACCCTGCACCTCAGCCCAAGGAAGCGCCTCAGTGGGTATGAGCGCCTTGTTCTGTGAATGGATACCAAATACACGAACTTGAACCCTCCCTGCCATTAATTTAGGTTCAATATTTTCAATATTATTTTCAACAATTCCTCTATAAATCATAATTTTTCCTTACCTTAGATCCCTTGGTTGAATATTTTCAGTTCTAGATAATACTAATTTTTGAATATATTTTTCACCAATATATAAATCAGATACACCACTAACATAATAATTCCCAGAATTCATAGTATCGCCTTCAGTTGTAAGATCACTAAATCCAATTAATCCATTAAATGTTGTTTTTATAACAGTATCAATATTCCCACCTGCTAAAGTCCCAGGAACTGCTATAAACATTCGATTTGTATTAATAAAATCATTAAAAACTTTTAATTTTTGTTGTCCTTCTGTCAATGATGCTTGTAAATTCATTTTAACAGAGCTATTTTGCAAATTACTTGTATCCACAATATTTTGGTTTAATATCATTTCGGATTTCATATCTTCTAAATTTTTAGTTGATGTATTAACATTTTTACCATTTATTCTATAAATTTCAGTTTTTGGAGATTCCAAATTGCTAACGGTCATTTGCTGTCTATCAAATATTTTATAAATGTATTTATTATTCATAGTTTTATCTGTGAAATTGAATTCTAATGGTGTCAATTCACTAGGTTTCAACTCTTTTATATAAATTTCACCTCTCGTTTGGAAAAATCTTAAATTATATTTAGCCAATTTAGAAATTATAAATTCAAGACAATTTTGTGAAGAATTGCACAACATATTACTTTTTGAACTTTCTAAATTTCCAGTTGCTTTTATAGAAAGTTTATTATCTTCTAATTCTTTTGAGCATACAGATTCAATTAATGATTTTACACCAAATGCACAATCACCATTGTAAAATTTATCAACATGTGTTTGGCTTAATTTATAAGTTACTTCATCCAATAATGATAAAGTAACAATTCTAAATCTTTCATTAAATTTCCTGTGTGAAATATTAGTAATTCTATAGGTTCTTATACTCGAATCTTGACTAAAATCTTTAACACTCACTTTAACAATATTTGTATTATTAAGTGTAGTAACACTATTATTGAATATATCGAAAGTATCTTTAAATTCAAGTTTACCCAAAAGACCAACACTTTTAAAAGATTGATCAACCTGCAAATTCATTAAATCACCAGAAAAAATCTCAAAATCATCTATAGTAACTTTTAGATAAGTTAAATTTGTGTATTCATGAAATATTTTTAAATCTGACATTAAAACGCATCCCTTTCATAACCTTGCTGCAAAAATTCTTGGATAAATGCCGGTTTTATAATTTTTAGTATATATCTATCCTCGTTTTCATCTTCAATTTCTTTTAAATATTTATTATAAAGTCTTTTATATGAATTAACTGGTAGTAAATTACCAGTTATGTTTATATATCTTTCAACTTTATTATTAGCCATTTTTTTAATAGTATCATCATCATATGGTAAACAATCAAAAGGACTTTTTTCATTTATTATCATTATTATATCCCAATAATGGGCGTTACCATAAATTTCATGTGCTATACGTTCTAATTTATCGTTAAATCCGATACCAATATATGAAAACCATGATTTATCACATTGATTAATAAATTCGTACAAATTAGGTAAATTTAGAGAAGAATAATCTTCTAAAACTGTTATTAAAGTTCCTGTTTCATCAGTTCTAGTGTATTTTTCACCAACTAATAATGTGTTTTTCAAAAAATTCATACATATTCCTTTTAATTAAGTTCTTTGGATCAAGATTTATTTGGAATAGAATCATAATCTTCAGCGGTTCTTACACGATCTTCTTCAAAATTAAGAGATAATGAAATATATTTTGGCATACCATCCCCAAACAATTCCATAGATCCATCAGCACCATAATCAACACTAATAGATGATAAAACAACTGTATCGATAGCGGTTAATAAATTAATATATGAATTGCTATTTGTAATTTTAAAATGGTATGGTGCGTATAAAATTGGGCTAGACTTTGCTTGAGTTGGCGAAGAATATTGTTTAAATTTAGCAATTATCATCATTATTTCTTCAGCTTCTTCTGTAGAATTGGGAACTAAATCATATTTTAATGAGAAACTTCTCGCTGTACTACCTGAATAATTTTGAAAATAGCTAGGATCAATAATAGGTTTTCTTTGACCTGTTGCATTTGCGGCATCGGCAAGGATTGCATCGGCAGAAATATTGGATTTTCTAACAGATTTTCCTGCAACCATTCCCATAACACCGCCTAAAATTGCACCTGCACCACCACCACGTTCATATCCTGCACTCGCACCTAAAATACCACCAACAACTTCTGTAAGAGAAGTATCGGAAATGCTTGTATTTGCTAAATTTGTACCAATATCACCAACTAAAGATTTTTGTGAATTCCAACCATGACTTTGTGTATCATTAAAAGTATTTGGTAATGGTAAAGTAATAACACAAACATTTTCATCTGAAACAACTCTTTCGTTAGTTGCTAGGTTTGAAGTCATTTCGTTTATATTTCCTGATGCTACTTTAATTTTATCAACTAATTCCATAGATGTTTTTTTTGCATTTTCTAAAGCGTCAGATACAGAAGTAACCATACCTTTTTGATCGTACACGTAAAAACTTAAAGACCTGTGAGAATTTGAGTCTATTTTTATTTCATTTGGGTAATGATATGATTCGTACATTTTAGCACCTCTAAATTTGTATTCTATATTATTTATAAAATTATTTACAAATTATAGATACAAAAAAAGGAACCGAAGTTCCTTTTTTTAAAGATTAATAACTAATCATTAACTTGCTAAAATGGTATTTGCAAAATCAACACCGAATGAACGTGCATATTTCTGTGCGCGGTCATTAGAATTAGCATCAGAATATCCTGGGATAGTATCTAAAGCGTAACGTGTTTTTGCAATAATAGCAGGTTGACCAGTAGCAGAAGCTGTTACTTTAGTAAACGATAAAGGTGAGTAAGGACAAAAGAATCCCATTGCATCGCGTCTATCAGCACCTTTATATAAAACGGTGCAATAATCAGAAACCGCATACTGATCAACAATAACTTTGAATTGATTATCAAATGTACCTGCAAGACCGCCAGATACTGGTGTTTTAAGATTTACACTAATTTCAGCAGCTTTAAACCCGCTTAATTGTTGTAACATTGTTAAAACTTTAGGTGAAACAATAAGAATGTTACCTTGACCACGTTTAGTATCTAGACCAATTTGTGATGCTTCAGTAGCAATTCGAACAGCTTGATGGCGGAAACGTTCGATATCAAAACGACCATCATTACCAATTTCAGCAGAAAAGGTAGTATCAGGAAGTTGAGTAGCGTTATCATTTACAAAATCTACACATTCACGGTCAATTTCGGCCTGAATTTCGTAGCTCATAAGTGACATAATTTCTTCATCTGCAAACAATCCATGTTGCTTTTTAAGATCTTCATACATTTCAACACTGTACTGACCTTTAAGAGCGCGTGATTTCACTTCAACATTCTTACGAATGATCTGGAAACCAATTTCTTTCATATCGTTACCAAGTTGCTCGGCAGCGGCAGTAGTATAAGTACCAGTGTAATTTTTGAAAATACGAGTGAAAGAAGCTTCGTTTGTATATTCTTGAAGATCGGTGTATAATGCAGTATCGGTGGTTTTAAGCATTAGGTAAAGATCACCTTCTGAATAAATCGCATCGGCAGAAACATCATCAGTAGTATGCACAATTTTCAGTTTACCTACTAAATTACCACCATCTTCTTGAGAACCAGTGTATTGATTAACCATTGCGTAAATATAACCGCTAGACATTGGCATAACTTGTACACCTAGAATGTGATTGGCAATTAGCGTTGGATAAACTCTGCGAACCATTGGCATAAGGATTGGCGTGAATTGGGCAACATCACCAGTCAAAGTGCCTTCGTTAACCATACGCTGAACTTCATCATTAGCATTTTCTAAAAGAAGTTTCATTGATGCAGAATCTGATTCATTCAATGGTGTATATTTTTTACTTTCAACTAAAAGTTGGATGTTTTCTTCGTTCATTGGCTTCATATATATTGCTCCTAAAAATGTTTAATTGGTTAATCACTTGTACAATTTTCTTCTTATACTTTATTTATACAAGTGATTATTTTTAACGGTTTTTTTTATAGTAAATGGCTATATGCACAAGAAGTTTTTTCACTTTCTTCTAAAACTTCTTTTTTAGTTGGGTCTTCTGCGGCAACTCCTTTAATGCTTTCTTTTAATGTTTGAAGTTTTTCAGAATATTCAACACTTTCAGAGAATTCAATAAGTGAACTTAATCGAACAAATTTTTCAGATTCGATAATTGATAAACCTTCTTTAAGTTCATTAACTACACCCATCTGTAAAAAGGTTTTATTCTTTTGTTTGATTTCTAAATTTTCTTCAACTAATTCGTTAAACTTTTCTGTTATTTCTGAAAGTTTCGTTTCTGAGTCGCCAGTTTCTTTCGCTTCATTAATTGTCGCAACATCAACACCTGCGGTTACAATAAATCCTGAAAAAGCTTCGATCATAGCAGATACTTTTTTACGTTCAACTTCAGAAGTTAAACCAAGTTCATTTTCTTTAATCAATTCTTCAACAACTAAATCCAAATAATCGTTAAGTTTGACGGCAGTTTCTTCAACTTGTAAA